GTCAGACATTTGCTATTACGCCACCAAACAAAACGGATGTAGCTAAGCGTCTGGTTACTGTGTTAGAACAATGTGGCGTTGAATATGACATAAAAGATGTAGCAGCAATCATCAATGCATCTTATCCAGATATCCGGCGAGCTATTAATGCAGCCCAGGCGTCTGTAGTAAACGGTAAATTGCAATTGGACAAGGCCAGTGCTATACAAGCTAATTACATGACCGAGATCCTGGATGTGCTGAAAACGGCAAAAGATAAAAAAGCTGCATTCACAAAGATTCGTCAAATAATTGCTGATAGCAAAGTACGGGACTTCACAGCATTATACACATTTTTGTATGATAATCTGGATGAATTTGCACACGGTCATGTTGCCCCATGCATTTTGATTATTGCAGAATCTCAGTACAAAGATGCATCGGTAGTAGACAAAGAAATCAACATAATGGCAATGTTTGTTAATATATTAGGAGAATTATGAGTAATAAACTAAATGTAAATATCGGACCAAATGATATGCAGCCGATTACATGCAAAGAATGCAACGGAATGTATTTTCGACAGGTAATGGCTATCAATAAAGTATCGAAACTACTAACAGGCGCAGATAAAGACACAATGGTTCCGATCCCGGTGTTTCGATGCGATGACTGTGGATTTATTCCGGAAGAATTTCAACCAGTTAAACTGAAAAAGTAATGTCTAGTCCATATTATAAATCAGATGTTACGATTGTGTTTAAAACATCCAATCGAAGCAATGCTAAGACTAAAATCAAAACAATTCGCAACAAAAGCATTGATGATGTTTTAGAACGAAAGATACCAGGTATCCCGGATACGGCAGTGATATTAGAAATGGGAATTGGTGAGGAATTTGAACAGCAGTGGAAAACAAAATACAAACTATAAAATGGCAGAAGAAAAAAAGGGTGCAACAATTTTTGATTTCATCGATGGTATCACTCACAAGAAAAAAGAATGGTCTCGTTGGTCCGATACGGATCAAAGTAAATTTTCAGTTTTCATTGTGAATCGATGGTTATCAATGCGGCAGGATCTGATAGAATTAGTTAATGAGTTACAGACATATACAATTGGTGTGTTACGTCCCAGAGAAACATATCGCCTTTATCATGAAATATTACCAGCAACCAAAGGATTTGCAAAGTATGTTAAAGGTAAAAAGGAAGATAAGTATTCAGACAAATTGATTGCCCAGATTTCTGAACATTATCATGTTAGCCGATCGGAAGCAATCGACTACGCCGAATTGATGGATCAGGATTCTTGCACCCGTCTTTTGTCACTATATGGTTATACGGATGTCGAAATAAAAACAATGATAAAGGGAGTTAAAAAATGAGCGTAAACACACAATCGCATTACAGAGGTAAAGACAGCTTGTATAAATTTGCAGAAGAATGGCAGTTGAATAGTTACGAATTCGATATCATCAAACGCATTGTAAGATGTCGGCATAAAGGTACCTTTGAACAAGATCTTAATAAGACAAAGGATCTAATTGATATCTATCTGCAGGAACAACGGCAACATTATTTGGATCTTACAAAGTAATTTCATATATTTAATGTATGAAATCTGGAAACTATATTAATCCTATCTACAAACTCTCAATACGAGATGCCGAATCGGTACCTAGGAAAATATCATACTCGCAATGGTCAATGTGGGAGAAATGTCCTCGTCAATGGAAGTTATCTTATATAGATGGATTAGCTCCATTTCAATCCAGCATAGAAACTTGTTTTGGTACTGCCTTTCATGAAACTATGCAACACTTTCTGACTGTGATGTATACCGAATCAGTTAAACGTGCAGAGGCATTGGATTTGCGTAGCATATTAACTAACAAACTTCGAGAAGAATACAAACGATGCGTTGAAGAAAGTTCCGGCGTGCATTTTTCAAATCCAATACAATTAGCAGAATATTTGGAAGATGGTGTTGCTATTTTGGAATGGCTTAAGAAACGACGCAAACAGTATTTTTCCACAAAGGATTGGGAGTTAGTCGGCATCGAAATTGAATTGTGTGAACCAGCATCAGAACGTAATCCTTCTGTGTTTTGGTACGGATTCATTGATGTTGTTTTGCGGCATGTTCCGACTAACAGTGTGCATATAATAGACATTAAAACCAGCCGCGGTGGCTGGAACAAACATCAAAAATCGGATAGCATCAAAGCAGCTCAATTGGTTGCATACAAAAACTATTTTTCTCGTCAATTTGGTGTACCGCATGAAAACATCACAGTTGAGTTTTTCATTGTGAAAAGAAAATTGATTGAAGAATCCATGTTTCCGCAGAAACGCATACAACTATTCAAACCGGCTGCTGGCACTGTGACACAGCGAAAAGTGCAAAAGCAAATCGATGAATTTGTAGATGCCTGCTTTGAACAAGATGGTACCAAGAAGGCTGATGGTAATTATCCTGCTGTCGCCGGCCGCGGTGATAAAAACTGCAAGTATTGCCCATTCAAAACAGATTATGAAAATTGTCCCAAAGAAGGTCGGATTCGTCAATAAAAATATTTATAATAGAATATGATTGCATATAAACATAAACATATTTACGTGTATCAATATGAATTGAGTAAACGTAAACCGTATGTAGGTTGGGAACAATGCCAATACACGTTATGCATGTTGTTAGAATCCATGCTTCGAATCGTATGTGGTCATATGCCAAAGAGTGTTAAATTTTTACATGAGAAAACAGCATGACAAAAGTTGCAGTAATTGGTAATACAGGTTGGCAGAATCGCAGAAAGGTTCAGCAGACATTGCAAGAATTGAAACAACGGTTTGGTGAAGATTTACTGATTATAGGAGCCGGTGGTTCTGAGGGCGCAAACAGTATGGTTAGAAAGTATGCATTGGAATTCGGTCTTAACTATCAAGAATTCAATCCATCATTTTCTGGATACAATTTATATTCAGCAATGCCAGAAACATATTATGGCAAACCGTATCATTTCAGTCAATTGCATCACCGCATGAAACTCATTGCACAGCATTGTGATTACATGATGATTATGAGCAATGAATCAGCATTAGATCCGGTTTTGAAAACAGCATATACTAATGTAAAAAAACTAGAAAAACCGGTGGTGATTCTGGGTTAAACTATATTTATATTAAAGGTTATAAGGAACATAATGAATTTACCAAAGTTACAAAAGATTGATCCAAACAAGCCCGCAAAAAAGAAGATTCTGTTGTTAGCAGATGATTTCCGTTTGCCATCCGGGATCGGAACTATTAGCAAAGAAATTATTTTCAACACAGTGCATGAATTTGATTGGATTCAATTAGGAGCTGCACTACATCACCCGGATGCTAGCAAAGCATTTGATTTGTCTGCAGATGTAGCCGCAGCAACCGGTGTGTCAGATGCATCAGTTAAATTAATTGCATGGAATGGTTATGGAGACCGCAACATTCTGTTTGCCATTTTGAATCAAGAACAGCCGGATGCAATTCTTCACTTCACAGATCCTAGATATTGGACATGGTTGTATGCATTAGAGCATGAAATTAAAACCACATTCCGAATTCCAATAACATATTACTCTATCTGGGATGATTTACCATATCCTATGTGGAATGCCCCTTTTTATGGTAGTTGTGATATGATTATGGGAATTAGCAAACAGTCTGACAATATCCATAGAGAAGTGCTTAAACAGAACGGATTCGGTGTTGTAGATTATGATGCGGGTGATACATTGCCGGCAGATATCGAATGGAATGAAGTAATCACCGGATTCGTGCCCCATGGTTTGAATCATAACATATTTAAACCATTGTCTGCTAATGATACCACATACAACCAAATGTATGAACAAATCAAAACCAAAAATAACATAGACTTTTTAGTGTTTTGGAACAACCGAAACATCCGTCGTAAGCAACCAGGTGATTTGATCATAGCATTCAAACATTTTGTAGATCAATTACCAGCAGATCAAAAATCTAAAACTGCATTGTTAATGCATACACAACCAGTTGATGAAAATGGTACTGATCTCCGAGCTGTAGCAAAGACTCTGGCACCAGATTGCAAAATTTTGTTTTCTGAGCAAAAACTATCATCAACAGATCTAAATGCAATGTACAATGTAGCAGATGTGGTTGTGAATATTGGTAGCAACGAGGGATGGGGACTTAGCAGCACGGAAGCCATGTTAGCTGGTCGACCTATCATTAATAATGTTACCGGAGGTCTTCAAGATCAATGTGGGTTTACCGATGAAAACGGTGAATGGATTCGGTTCGATGGCGAATTTGCAACCAATCATACCGGAAAGTATAAAAATCATGGATTATGGGCTAAGCCAGTATTTCCTAGCAACCGATCTCTGCAAGGTTCTCCGATGACTCCATATATTTTCGATGACCGAGTTCAGTTTGAAGATGTAGCAAATGCCATCATGTATTGGTATCAGATGGATGAAGCACAAAGAACATTGTATGGTATGCACGGACGCAATTTTTGCTTAGAAAACGGATTAACGGCAGAACAAATGGGTAACAAAATGATTTCAATGTTCCGTGATTTATTCAACACAAATCGACAAGCAAGACCGATGTACACAGTTACAAAAACAGCAGCAACACAATACGAACGAACAGGAATAGTAGCATAATGAGAAAAGTGGTTATAGCAGGACCAGTAGCAACACAATCAGGTTACGGTCATCACGCACGTGAAATAGTTACAAACATCATAGAACAACGAGGTTCGGAATGGGATGTTAGATTGGTATCTTTGCCATGGGGAGCAACACCAATGACATATCCGATACCAACCGACTGGCAGTTAAGAATAATGCCATTGCCATTAACATCACAACCAGACGTCTGGATACAAATTTCGGT